ACCATGAGGCTTTTTGAAAACCTGACAAGCACTACGGCTGACACGGCCTCAAGGCAGTTTGAGAACGCTCTGGACGCCGCCTACATGGATATAACCTCCGGCGCGTTTTCTTACCAAGACGCAGTAAGAAGCGCTGTAAAAAGCCTTTCCAAAGCAGGAATTGACGCAATTATATATCCCAGCGGGCACACGGACAAAATGGACGTTGCTGTCCGTCGGGCGGTCCTTACTGGGGTCAATCAAACGGCGGCCAGAATGCAAATCGCCAGAGCCGACGAAATGGAATGCGACCTGG